GGCAACTAAGCCGAGGCTTCACAGTCCACTCTTAAAGGGTGCAAACAAGCTGCAAGATGTAAAAGACCTGTGTGACATAGTTAAAATCCCTTTATTGCCGTGGCAGGAGTTCGTGCTTAAAGACATGCTGACTGTGGACAAGAAGGGTAACTGGATACGCAAGACAAACCTCATTCTCGTAGCCAGACAGAATGGCAAGACCCACCTAGCGCGTATGCTCATACTTGCTCACTTGATTAAGTGGAATACCAATGTCCTCATCATGTCCTCTAACAGGTCTATGGCTCTGGACACCTTTAGACAGATTACTAACCTATTGGAGAACAATGACCACCTTAAAGGGTTCGTTAAACAGATCAGACACGCCAACGGCACAGAGTCAATTGAGATGCTATCTGGAGCAAGGCTTGATGTTGTGGCAGCAACTAGAGACGGCTCTCGCGGTCGATCAGTCAATGGATTGCTCTACATCGATGAAATCCGAGAGATCACAGAGGATGGATTTAGAGCTGCAACTCCTACAACTAGAGCTCACCCAAACTCTCAGACGCTTCTTACCTCTAATGCAGGAGACGCTTTCAGCGTTGTACTCAACGACCTACGAGAAAGAGCTATCGATTACCCGCCCAAATCTTTTGGATTCTATGAATACTCAGCCCCTCAGTACTGCAAGATAACTGATAGCGATGCATGGGCTTTGGCTAACCCCTCTTTGGGATACACCATCACAGAAGAAGCGATTGAGGAAGCGATTGCTACTTCGCCGATTGAAAACACTCGTACTGAGACTCTTTGCCAATGGATCGACTCTTTAAGTTCGCCGTGGCCGCATGGCATCTTAGAGGAAACATCTGACAGCACTTTAGAGATGGCAGTTGGGGCTTACACAGTCTTTGGCTTTGATGTCTCACCTTCAAGACGCAACGGATCTCTCGTTGCTGGTCAATTATTGCCAGATGGCAGAATAGGCATTGGCATCCTAGAGACTTATGCTTCTCAGGTAGCCATTGATGAGTTGAAGATGGCAGCCAGCATCAAGGCATGGGCAGACATTTACAAACCTAGAATTGTGTGCTTTGACAAGTACGCAACCCAGACAATTGCAGATCGGCTAGCCAATGCTGGAGTCGTCACCGAGGATGTCTCAGGGCAACAGTTTTACAAAGCCTGTGGCGATCTATTAGAAGGCTTGGTCAATCATCGAGTCGTTCACAATGGTCAGCAGGAATTGATCCAGCAGATGAATAACTGCGCAGCTAAAGTCAATGACAGCGCGTGGCGCATTATTAAGCGCAAGAGTGCTGGAGACATCTCAGCCCCTATTGGTCTGGCGATGGTAGTTTCCAAGTTAATGATCCCTCAGCCTAAGCCTCAGATTTATACTTAGACACACCCATAGCATGTTGTCTAATTACTTGACAAATGCTACACTTTATGACTATGGGTCTATTCCGCAAAACTGAAGCAATCAATAATGATCAGCGTTCATCGCTTTTAGCGCAATACGCCCCTCAAATTATGGGAGAAAATCTTAACTCCCTTTATAACTATGTACTCCCACGCGTTCAACGCAACGAGGCTATGTCAGTCCCAGCTGTTGCTAAGTGTCGCAATCTTCTCAGCGGAGTAATCGGCGGACTGCCACTTAACTTGTATCGCAAGTCCACAGGTGAAGAATTAGGAAACCCAATCTGGGTAGATCAGCCAGCAATCAATCAACCGCGTTCAGTAACAATGGCGTGGACTGTAGATAGTTTGCTTATGTACGGCGTTGCTTACTGGCAGGTTACAGAAGTGTATGCAGAAGATGGCAGACCATCTCGCTTTAAGTGGATACCTAATGTCAAAGTTACATTTACTACTGATCTTTACGGCATGGAAGTTACTCAGTATTACATTGAGGCACAACCTGTCCCAATGTCCGGACTTGGATCACTTGTTACATTTCAAGCCTTTGATGAAGGTATCTTAGAGCGCGGATCTGAAACAATCAGAGCTGCCATTGATCTTCGTAAGGCAGCAGTATTAGCAGCATCGACTCCAATGCCATCTGGAGTGTTACGCAATAACGGAGCAGACCTAGATCCTAAAGAAGTTGCAGGATTACTTGCAGCATGGAAGAACGCTCGTAATAATCGCAGTACTGCTTATCTAACATCGACTTTGGAATACCAACCAACATCATTCTCACCTAAAGACATGATGTATGACGAGGCACAGCAGTTCCTAGCAACAGAGATCTCTCGCTTGTGTAATGTCCCTGCTTACTTGCTATCAGCAGAAGCCAATCAGAGCATGACTTACGCAAATGTACTTGACGAGCGCAAGCAGTTCTATTCTCTAAGCCTTGCACCTTATGTATGCGCTATTGAGGATCGTCTTTCAATGGATGACATCACAGCTCGTGGCAACGCGGTCAAGTTTGATGTGGACTCATCATTCCTAGCAGTTGATCCAATGGAAAGACTATTAGTAATTGAGAAGATGTTGTCTCTAGGCTTGATCACAGTTGAGCAAGCTATGGAGATGGAAGATTTAACACCTAACGGCAGCGAAGGAATAGCATAATGGAAAACCAAGTAATTCACTTCTCGTCTGGACTTATTGCCAATGTTGAGGAAAGACTAATCTCAGGCAAGATCGTTCCAGCAGGTACAGGCGAAGTGGGCAACACTTCAGCAGGTAAGGTTGTATTCGAGAAGGGCGCAATTGCACTTCCAGAAGATCCTAAAACTGTCAAGTTGCTTAACCAGCATGACTCACGCCAGCCATTAGGCAAGGCAACACAATTTACAGAGCAAGAAGATGGCATCTATGCATCATTCAAGGTATCCCGATCTAATCGCGGATCTGAAGCTCTTATCCTTGCAGAAGAAGGCTTGCAGTCAGGTCTATCTGTAGGCGTCGAAGTTATTAAGTCAAAGCAGAAGGGAAATGTCATGTTTGTTTCCGCTGCTAAATTGCTAGAGGTTTCATTGGTAACCGAGCCAGCATTTAAGTCGGCTCAGGTTCTCGATGTAGCGGCTGAGGAAACTCCAGAGGTCGTAGAAGAAGAAATCACACCAACAGAAAGCGAGACAGCTGTGGAGAATACTCCAGAGACAGTTGCAGCACCAGCAGTAGAAGCAGCAGCGGTTGAAGCTGCTCGCCCAACTGTAGTGACAGCAACTACATTCGTGCGCGAGCGCGTAGCACCAATTACATCAGCGCAGTACCTAGAAGCAAACATCAAGGCAGCACTTGGTGATGACGAGGCTCGTCGCGTAATCCGCGCAGCAGATGACTCAACATCAACAAACACAGGCTTGACACTTGCACCACACCTAAACACATTTATCACAGACACATTCACAGGACGCCCAGCGTTCGAGGCAGCAACACGCGCTGCACTAACAGAGTCAGGCATGAGCTTCACAGTTCCACGCTTGTATACACAGAATGCAACACCTAACACAGCACCAACAGTTGCAGACACAGACGAAGGTGCAGCACCATCTGAGACAGGTATGACATCATCATACGACACAGTAGATGTAAATAAATTCTCAGGACTACAGCGCGTATCATTCGAGCTTGTAGATCGTTCATCTCCAGCATTCATGGAGCTAATGATGGTCGAGCTTCGCAAGGCATACGAGAAGGCAACAGACACAGCACTTCTTAACGCTTTCATCGCTAACGGCACAACAGCTGCAACTACAGCAGCAACAGCAGCAGGGCTACAGTCATTTATCTCTGTAGAAGGTGCAGCAGCTTACAAGGGTACAGGCGGAGACTTTGCTAACAAGCTAGTTGCTTCAACTGACCAATGGGCAGCAATCACAGGTTACGCAGACACAACAGGTCGCGCACTTTACTCAGCACAAGGCGCAACATACAACGCAGCAGGAACAGCAGTTGCGACATCAGTTCGTGGAAATGTATTAGGCACAGACCTAATCGTGGATCACAACATCGCTGCTTCAGGCGTAATCGATAACTCAGCATTCCTAGTTGCGCCATCAAGCGTGTACTGCTGGGAAAGCCCAACTACACAGCTACGAGTCAATGTTTTGACTTCTGGCGAGATCGAGATCAATCTTTACGGATACTTGGCAATCTACCTTGCTAAGTCAGGTAAGGGTGTTCGTAAGTTCAACCTAACTTAATCAACATAGGTAACTAAGTACGCTCTGAGGGGTAGTAGCCCTCTACCCCTCAGAGTCTTTAGAAAGGATCAGGATGTCTCTTACAACAGTTGCAGAGCTTCGTACCACTCTCGGTGTCGGTACTCTCTATCCTGATGCCACTTTACAGGAAGTGTGTGACGCTACCGATGCAGTCCTACTCCCAATGCTATGGACTAATGCTTACTACAACATCTCTCATAGCAACACAGCAACAACAGGGACTTTATACTTTGAGGACAAAGTAGAGAAAGTATTCTATGTCGGTCAGACTGTTGTCATTACTGGCAACGGATCAAAGCACAACGGATCAAAGACTTTGACTGGCGTAGGCGATTACTCAATCACTTATGCAATTACAGGCAACAACAACACTCCAGCAGTAGAGCATCCAGTCCAACCTTTTGGCGTTGTCTCTGCTGATACTTATGTCGATTGGTCACTAGATCCAGCAGTACAGCAAGCAGCTTTAATGGTATCTGTTGAAATCTGGCAAGCTCGTACTGCAACCCTTTCGGGCAGTAACCTTGTGGATTTCCAGCCAAGCCCTTACCGAATGAGCGCACAGCTTCTCGCTAAGGTGCGAGGATTGATAGCACACGCACTTGATCCGCGTTCGATGGTGGGATAATGCCACCAGTTGCCATCACTACACTTCGAACCACTTTAGCGACTGCTCTAGTAAATAATGCTAAGTGGCAGACTTTCGCCTTTCCACCTGCGACAGTCCTTGCTAATTCTGTGATCGTATCTCCAGACGATCCTTATTTGACACCAAATAACAATTCTCAGATTTCAATTAGTCCAATGGCTAACTTTAAGATTGTAATGACTGTGCCATTGTTTGACAATGAGGGAAACCTCAACGGCATCGAAGATACTGTTTGTAGCGTGTTCGCTCTGCTCGCAGCATCATCTTTAACCTATAATGTAGGCGCAATTAGCGCACCAAGCGTTCTCAATGCTGCGTCGGGAGACTTGCTCAGCTGCGAGATGTCAGTATCAATCCTAACGAGTTGGAGTTAATTATGTCCGAGTGGGAAAAAGAAAACGAAGCCTTCCTGATCAAAATCGGGCAGGTAGCACCAACAGCACCAAAGCCAGCAACTACTAAGAAGGACGAGGAATAATCTCATGGCTGTATTTCTAAATAACAATGTAGGTGTGAAGATTAACTCAGTCGATCTTTCAGACCATGTCACAGCAGTAACAATCAACCGCGCATTCGATGAGCTAGAAGTAACCGCAATGGGTGACTCATCACACAAGTTTGTTAAGGGTCTAGAGTCATCAACTGTGACAATCGACTTCCTAAACGACACAGCATCAGCCAATGTATTGGCAACACTACAGGCAACATGGGGAACAACAGTCACAGCTGTATTCCTACAGACAAAGGGAACAGCAGTCTCAGCGACTAACCCTCTTTACACAGTCTCATTGTTGATCAACAACACAACAGACATCAATGGCGCAGTCGGTGACATTGGCACACAATCAATTACATTTACTGCTAACTCAACTGTTGCAGTATCAACAACAGGCACATTCTAAACAATTAAACAAAGGGGCTAAACATGGCAAGACTGAAGATAGTTCGTACAGATGGAAGCGTACTAGAAGGCGAGATCACTCCAGCGGTGGAGTACTCATTCGAGCAGTACGCTAAAAAGGGTTTTCACAAGGCTTTCCGCGATGAGGAAAAGCAGAGCGATGTCTATTGGCTTGCATGGGAAGTCACACGCAGATCAGGTGAGTCTGTTAAGCCTTTTGGGATTGAGTTTATCGAGACACTGAAGAGTGTCGAGGTTTTAGACTCTGACCCTTTAGCTTAAAGCGGGATCTCCCATTCACTTATCTAATTGCTCGGTTGAGCATTAGGTTGGGGATCTCGCCACAAGCATTACTGGATCTAGATAAGACAATGCTCGATGCACTTGTGCAAGGGCTAAAGGATGAAGCGAAAGAGGTGAGCGATGCCAGCAAGCGTAAAGGGCGGCATCGCGCTTAGAAAGTCTCTACGCGTTTTTGCACCTGATTTAGCCAAGTCATTACCTAAAGAGATTGGCGCAGCCTTAAAACCTATTACAAAGGCTGCTAGAGGGTATCTGCCAGATGATAGCCAAGTGCTAAGCGGATGGTTAGCAAGGGAAAACTCTCAGGCTCGCTTCCCTAGTTATACAGCTCGTATTGCTAAGGCTGGTGTCGGTTACAAGTCCACACCATCAAAACCCAATAACAGAGGTTTTAGATCGCTTGCTCGCATCTTTAATAAGAGTGCTGCTGGTGCAATTTATGAGACTATGGGGCGTAAGACACCACAAAGCCGATTCGTTCAGAATCAAATGGCTAAGTCTGGTGGACAGATGAAGGGCAGAGACAAAGAGCAAGGTCGAGCCATCTTTAGAGCCTATGACGAAAACAATGGCAAAGCTAGAGAAGCCGTACTTAAAGCCATACAAAAGGCAGCAGATAATCTAAACGCGAGAGCAAAGGTGTAACTCATGGCTAATGTATTAATTGACATCGCAGCCGAGTTTACCGGCAAGAAAGCCTTTAAGCAAGCCGATTCGGCAACTGACAGACTTATTAAAAGCACTAAGAAATTAGCAGGTGCTTTTGGTCTGGCTTATGGTACTGCTCAGGTCATCGCCTATGGCAAGGCATCAGTTAAAGCTGCAGCAGCAGACCAAAAGGCTCAGCAACAGTTAGCCCTAGCTCTTAAAAATGTTGGGCTTGGCAGAGATGCAGCCTCAACAGAAGGTTACATCCAAAGACTCCAGAGCGAGTTTGGCATAGTCGATGATCTGCTCCGTCCAAGTTATCAGACACTAGCAATTGCCACACGCGATTCTGCAGAGGCTCAACGCCTCATGGGTATTGCTATGGATGTTAGTGCCGCTACTGGCAAGGATCTAGGCTCAGTCACAGCGGCATTAAGCAAAGCCTATTTAGGTAATAACACAGCTTTGACCCGCTTGGGTGTAGGTATCTCAAAAGCTGATCTTAAAACTAAATCCTTTAAGGAAATTACAGATCAACTATCTAAAACTTTTGCTGGATCAGCCACAGTTGCTGCAAGCGGTTATCAAGGCTCTTTAGATCGCCTAACAGTTGCTACTGAAAACTTCAAAGAATCTATTGGCGTCGGGTTATTAGAAGCGTTAAACATTCTCAATGGCGCAGAGGGTTTGTCTAAGACTACATCTGAGATCGATAAACTAGGTATCAAGTTACAAAACGCCACAATCGGAGCGGCTTACTTTGTAGATGAATTAAGAAAACTGCCTGCTGGTGGATTCCTAACATCTTTATTCGGTAAGACTTTTGGCGATCCATTAGGCTTAAAAACCTTAATCAATGAGTTTGAGAAGTTTAAGCAACAGCCAAGACCTTTTAGCACAGGTATGTCTATCTCTGGTCAAGTCCAGACTAAGCAACAAGCGCAAATTACTAAATTGACAAAAGAGCAAGCAGCAGCGCAAAGCAAGATTACTAAGGATAAGAAGTTACAAGCAGCGTTGGATAAGGCTAACCTTGCCCTAGCCAAAGGCACAGATGTCTTTGACATGGACAAGATCCAGATTGCAGCAGCTCTTACTAGCCAAGCTGAGCAATTAGGCAAGGCAACCTCATCGGCTCAATTGCTACAGATAGCCAATGACACAGCTCGCTTGAATGTCAAGAAGTCAATACTTGATCTAGAAGATGCTATTGCCGCTAAGGATGAAGCAGCCATCATCGCTGCAACTAAAAAACTCAATGCAGATCTGAGCGTCTTAAATACTCTTAGCAATCAGAATGTAAAACTTCAAGACATCAAGTCAATTCTTGATAGCTTAAAGCCTAAAGATTTAATCAATCAAGCAAACCTAGATGAAGCACTCCGTAAAATTGCCGAGATGCTTGCCATGCTTGCCAAGTTAAATAGTACCACAACGGGCGGCGGCGGTGGCGGCGGTGGCGGCGGCGGTGGCGGCGGCGGTGGCGGTGGCGGCGGTGGTGCAAGTACATTGGCACAAATCAACAAAGCCACAGAAGATCTAGGCGGTGTTATTTCTGTTATTGGCGAAAATGGTAAAGAGTTCATTAAGTTAGTCGATGGACTTGCCCCAGTATTCCAAACAGTTGAGGACTCAGGCGCATTTAATGCGCTTGTTAATTCATTCGCTAGTGGAAACATTGGTTCATTCGGTGCTGGCTCAGCTCGCGTTGGAGAAGGCGGATCTTTGTTTAATTCTGGAGCAGTCGGTGCGCGAGACATTAACATCACAATTAACACAGGTGTAGGCGATCCCAACGCTATTGCCGAGGCTATCGATCAGGTACTTATTGACGCTGTACAGCGTGGCACATTACGAGGTGGCTCTTACTAATGACATGGCTTCCAGAGTGGCGAGTGACAGTAGGTGATGATGTCTATACGACTGTCACTTCTGTTTCTTTTGCCTCTGGTCGCTTAGACATTGATCGCCAGCCTACGGCGGGATACTGCCAAGTACAGATCATCAATACAACTGGGGCAGCCTTTACTATCAATGTCACAGAGCCAATCACTTTAGAGCTTAAAAACTCATCTGGCACTTATGTAACAGTATTCGGCGGAGAAGTATCAGATTTCAACATCGGTGTAAGAAGCCCTGAAGAAGCGGGTTACATAACAACAGGCAAGATTCTAGGCATTGGCTCACTTGCAAAGCTCACAAAGGCTGTCTATAACACTGCCCTTGCAGAGGGTTTAGACGGCGCACAGATTGCAGCGATACTTGGTGCAGCTCTTAACCTGTCATGGGCTGAGGTAACCCCAACTGATACATGGGCAACTTACCCAGCCGATGTCACATGGGATAATGCAGAGTCCTACATCGGCACAATCGATTCAGGCTTTTACACAATGATCGCATTAGCAGCTAGTGCATCGGCTAAGTCTCAAACCCTTGCAGACCAGATAGCCAATAGTGCATTAGGGCAACTCAGCGAAGGCAAGAATGGCGATGTTAATTATGACGATGCAGACCACAGATCTAACACCCTTGCAGCAAACGGCTACACTTTCCTTGATGGCGCGTATGCAACACCATCCTCTATCACCTCAACAACTCAGACTGCTCGCATCCGTAACAGCCTTATCTATCGCTACGCCACGGGATACGGATCGACCTACAGTACCTCGGACGCGGACTCTATAGCCTCTTACGGGCTCTTTGAGCGTTCCTTTGACTCTAACATCAAGAACCTTGCAGACATCACCGACATCGCCACTAGAGAGCTTAATCTGCGTCGTGTGCCTAAAGCCTCATTGGGTGCGATTACCTTCCGCCTAGATAATCCAGACATGCCTAGCGCGATGCTTGACAGCCTCATCGGGGTTTATTTTGGTCAGCCTATGTTGATAAGCAACCTACCCTCTAACTTACTGGGTGGCACTTTTGATGGCTTTGTGGAGAATGTGGCACTTCGGGCAACTCCAAGTTATACCGAGATCACCCTTTACATTTCAGCGACAGAGTTCTCACTCTCAACGACACAATGGGACACAGTTTTGCCTAGCACAATAACATGGGCAACCACAAATGCTACACTTATCTGGAACAACGCGACAGGAGCACTTAACTAAATGGCAACAAGTCCTATCTATTCATGGCCAGAACCCGATAACACAGATCTGGTAAAAAATGGCGCGCTTGCCATTCGTACACTAGGTAACGCCATCGATACCACAATGGCAACAATGACACCTAAATCTCTTGTCGACGCTAAGGGTGACCTGATCGCAGCTACAGCAAACGACACACCTGCACGCCTAGCAGTAGGCAACAATGGCGAAACTCTTGTAGCCGATAGTTCCACCTCAACAGGCTTGCGTTATCAATCTCCAGTCAATGTCAATCCAGTTTTAAACTCAGCGTTTCAGGTTTGGCAGCGTGGAACTTCCATTGCTCAAACAGGTTCAGCAACTTATACCGCCGACCGATGGTGTTCTTTGCGTTCAGGTGGGACGACAGGTTCAACAGTCAGTCGCCAAGTAACAAACGACACAACAAATCTGCCTAACATTCAATATGCTGCTCGCGTTCAACGTGATAGCGGCAACACAGGCACGTTCAAGATATTTTTTGCCAACAATTTTGAAAGTATTAATTCAATTCCATTTGTCGGTAAAACAGTAACATTGTCTTTTTATGCTCGCAAAGGTGCAAACTTTTCTGCCGCTAGTGATGCACTTGAGACAAAATTGATTTATGGAACAGGAACGGACCAAAATTGCTTGGTTGCCTATACTGGCGAAACTGACGTAATCAATCAAACTGCAACACTGACGACAACGTGGCAGCGTTTCAGTTATTCTGCCACAGTATCAACCTCGGCGACCGAATTGGCTTTACGTTTCGCTTATACGCCTGTCGGAACCGCAGGTGCGAATGATTGGTTTGAGATAACAGGCGTTCAACTTGAAGTCGGCTCAGTAGCCACACCATTTAAGACTTACGCTGGAACAATCCAAGGGGAATTAGCCGCTTGTCAGCGTTACTACTACCGAACTGGTGCAGGTTCTGGTAACGCCACCACTTATGGTCTAGGTATGGCATTAAGCACGACTAATGCTGCCATTTATTTACAATACCCAGTGACTATGCGAGTGCTTCCAAGTTCAATAGATTTTGCAGATTTAGCAATATCAGATTTAGTAAATTACACAGTTGTTTTGACTGGACTTGCTTTATCTGACAGAAATAACATAGGCGGCAAGGTTAGCGCAAATGTTGCATCTGGCTTATCAACCTATCGACCTGCATTTTTAGTTAATAATACAAACGTAACAGGCTACCTCGGATTCAGTGCGGAGTTATAAAAATGGACAAAGTAACCTTTATTGAAATCACAGATCCATTAACTAATGAGGTCACAGAACACGCAATCATTGACCGAGGCAACGGAGAATTTACTTCAATGCTGAAATCAACCTATGAGGCGCAACAGGTGGAACATTTGACGGAGATAATTCCAACGGATGAAGCCTAAACTCTCACAAGCTGCAATCCAGCTACGCGAACAGATCGATGACTCGTTCCCAGATCGTGACCGCACATCGGATGGTTGGATCGGTGATACCCGACACGCTGCTCGCAAGTCTGATCATAATCCAGATGAGCAAGGCTGGGTTCGTGCCATTGATGTGGACAAAGATCTATTCAAGGGCGGGAAGCCCGACATCATGGGAGATCTTGTCGATCAGCTTCGTCTCTTATCCAAGTCCAAAACAGACAAGCGTATTAGTTACATCATTTACGATGGACGCATCTGCTCCGGCATCCTTAACTGGAAATGGCGCAAGTACACAGGGGCTAACAAACACTCTAAGCACGCTCATTTCAGCTTTAAGAAAGAAGCTGACAATGATGGTGCTTTTTATCAAGTACCTATGTTAGGCGGAGAATAATGAAGAACATCAAGAACCCTGCATACCTAGCCGCTGGAGCATTCCTTGCAGCTTGGGCATCATCTAACTTTGAGGCAGATTACCGCGCAATCCTTTGGGCTGTGCTATCTGGCGTGTTCGGTTATGCGAGCCCTAAAAAGTGACACAGAGCGACTTCTTCACCCTCTACATAGCAAGTCTAGGCATCTTTGGTGGGCTTGCAGGTTATGTCATTACTCATCTGCTGAATGAAATCAAGCGACTCAATCAGCGTGTCGATGAGATTTATAACATCTTACTAGAGCGATAATTTAATCATGGCAAGAAAAGAAACTAAGGCACTAGAGGATCAGGGCTACTCTAAGCTCGATGCCTACTGCATTGGCTTGCATGAGTACTACAAATCCTTACGCAAAGCAGGTTTCTCAGAGGGCATCACTTTATTCATGATTACAGATGTTCCCTCTTATCCGCGTTGGATACTGCCAGATCCAATAGAGCCAGAGAAACTGGGCAATTACGAAGATGACGAGGATGACGATTAAGCGCATCGTAGTCGTATCCGATCTACAAGTGCCTTACCATGACAGGGTTGCTACTCGTAACCTTGCATCTTTTATCCAGAAGTTTAAGCCAGATCAAGTAATCACCATTGGCGATGAGATCGACCTTCCCCAGATAAGCAAGTGGGAAGAAGGGCGAATGGGCTCTTATGCCCAGACCCTAGATGATGATCGTAACGAGGCTGTTCAGCTTCTTTGGGAGTTAGGCGTTACTGACTGCATCCGTAGCAATCACACAGATCGCTTGTATAACATCATCATGGCTAAAGTCCCAGCATTCGGAGCGTTACCAGAGCTTCGCTTTGAAAAGTTTATGAAGTTTGATGAGTTAGGCATTACCTTCCATAAGAATCCTATGCCTATTGCACCTAATTGGATTGCAGTACATGGAGATCACACACCGATCAAGCCACAGGGGGGCTTATCAGCCCTAGAAGCGGCTCGTAGGCATGGAAAGAATGTGATTAGTGGTCACACCCACAGAGCAGGGCGTTCGGCGTTCTCAGAGGCTTCTGGAGGGCGTATAGGGCGTGTCCTGCATGGTGTCGAGGTAGGCAATCTTATGGACTTTAAGCAAGCTGCTTATACGAAGGGTGTTGCCAATTGGCAGCAAGCTTTCGCCATCATCTATGTCAATAAATCTAAGGTTCAAGTGGATCTAATCCACATCGAGAAAGATGGCACATTTATTGTGGCGGGAAAATCCTACGGACGAGCCCGATAATCGTTATCGTTTTGTTATCTAAATGTACTTGATCTGTCTGACAGTTATGTCACACTAAGTCTGTGGCCAATCAAGGGCATTGGCACAGATAGGAAAAACAATGAGCTTTGAGATGCCAATCATTGTGTTGCTTTTAGCAGCTAACGCATTATGGTATTTAGTAGGCTGGGCTAAGGGGTTTAATGAGGGCAAGCGCGAGGGTTTAATCGTTGCCAAATCATTTCAGCGAGTGACAACAGATGCGCGCAAATGAAATCCTCTTATCAGCAACAGACACGATCCGCGAGCGTGGTTTATCGTATGGTCACCCTGCGGATAACCTGCAACACACCGCGATGCTCCTCTCAGCATACTTACAGACACCGATCCATGATTATCAAGTCGCAGGGATCATGGTGCTTGTTAAACTTGCACGCACTAATCAATCAGCCCAGCAGATCGACACATGGATCGACCTCTGTTCTTATGGCGCACTCGCAGGACAACTAGCAACCGAGGAGAATGATCTCTATGTTTAATTTAGCCGATTACGAGACAGTCGAGGTGAGACTTGAAAAGTTTATTAAGGATTATCCAGATTTTAGGATCGCAACTGAGTTGGAAGTGTGCGAGAAAGATCGATACATTGTTAAAGCTTATCTTTACAAAACTGCTGCCGATCCTGTTGCGTGGACGACAGGGTACGCTGAGGAGAAAGTTACTGATCGAGGCGTTAATTCGACTTCAGCATTGGAGAATTGTGAGACTTCGGCTTTGGGCAGAGCGCTTAGCGCGGCAGGTTACGCTCCTAAAGGAAAAAGACCAAGCCGCGAGGAAATGAGCAAGGTCGTTGCTACAAAAGAAGCAAAGCCAGCGGTACAAGATGTTGTACAAGATGATCAGGATTACTGGACTACGCCTGTAGGTCAGTACAACAAGGTAGTCGATGCACCTGTAACCCTTGAAAAGGCTATGGAGAACATCGCAGCTGTGATGGGTACGCAAGAAGCTGTAGAGCCGCCATCATGCCAGCATGGTCACATGACATGGCGCGAAGGTGAAAAGAATGGCAAGGCTTGGGGCGGTTACTTCTGCGCTTATGCCACACGAACAGGTGAAATCAAATGCAACACACTTTGGTATCGCATGGGCAGCGATGCTAAATGGAGACCACAAGAAGTAAGGATCTGACATGGGCTTTGTAGAATACTTTGATGAAACAACTGGAGTGTGGACTAACATCGAGGACATCCCACTTTACGACACCATCAATTGTCAGCTGTGTAATGAGCCTACCGAGGCGCATGACATCGTTGCAGAGATTAAGTTCAAGGATGATCAGCCAGTTGTCGGTGCATGGCAGTGCAGAAAGTGCAAGGCAGTAAATGGCTAAAGTTACATACTCAGACGAATGGTACACAGATCAAGAAACTGTGGACAAAGCAATTGGATTGTTACAGCCTAAACCCAGAAGCGTAATCATCTGCCCTTTTGATACAGATAAGAGTTTATTCGTTCAGACACTAAAAGAACATGGGCACACAGTTCTCTATGGCATGACAAACTTCTTAGAAATCGATGACTATCAATTCGATTACTTAATAACCAATCCACCTTTTAGCCTAAAAGATCAAGTTATAGCTCAGGTGTATAAGTACGGCAAGCCAAGCCTTTTAATGCTTCCATTGGATGTAATGGGTGGCATTAAGCGTAGGGCTCTTTTTGTCGAGCATGGTTACCCTAGATTTGTTGTACCAAGTAGGCGAATCGCATACTATGACGAGAACCTAGTGCGCAGACCAGCGGCTAACTTTCTCTCAGTGTTCGCTTTGTTTAACACAGGCGAGACAGGTATAGACTGGGACAATGGCTAGTCAGCACAGGAAACACAGAGGTTTCCGCACAGAGCGAGTAGTCGCACAGTACCTATCGACTGTGTGGAGTGGCGCATGTGTGGGAAGGGGTAGCGGTAAGGACATTGTTAATGTTCCGTTCGATGTTGAGGTCAAAGCCCGCGCTGGATTTCAACCGCTCGCATGGCTTAAACAATTAAAGGCTCGCACAGCTCTTTCGGGGGAATTGGGCTTTGGAGTTATACGACTAAACGGACAGGGTGAAGATGCGCGTGAGTATGCCGCCATCATCCGCTTAGAGGATCTCTTACCGCTACTTCAATTAAAGTATGGTCACATTACTAGCGAACCCACAGAGGCAGACATTGACCGCTGCACAGCCTGTGGGTCTTACATGATACAGAGGTGCTTAACTTGCCAGCCTATGACTACAAATGCTCACGATGCAATCTCAGTCAAGAGATCAATCATGGATGGCACAATCGACCAGTAGTGTTATGCACTTACTGTAATGAGCCTATGGTCAAGGTTATAGCAGCTGCACCAGCACACTTTAAGGGCAAGGGATGGGGCAAAGATGCTTGAAAAGATTAAGAATGATGAGTGCTACACGCCACAATGGGTGTTTGATGCGATGGGTATTCGATTTGATTTAGATGTAGCATCATCCAATAGTGAAATGATAGTTGTGCCTGCTGACAGGAAATACACAGTCGAGGATGATGGTCTAGCTCTTCCTTGGGAAGGTCGTGTCTGGATGAACCCACCATTCTCCAAGATTACTCCATGGATCAACAAATGGCTCGAACATGGTAATGGCATCTGCTTAGTTCCTCTTAGCTCTAATGGGCGATGGGTTAATCAGTTATGGGAGTCAGAAGCACATGCGGCTTATTTGCCTGCAAACATGGCTTTCATGACTCGATCAGGTGAGTTAATCAAACATAGATGGCGTTGCTCAATGTGGGCGATTGGAGATGAGAATGTTGAAGCTCTCAAAGGTATTGGCAGGACTCGTTACTAAGACTTATCAACAGGCTGTGGATAACTTTGCACAATACTTCACTTCACGCTTACGACACGCCCATTTTATCCACATGCTTGACAGGGTCGCTATGCTAAGGACGCAGAGCCTCTCAAAGGCTCACCGCGAGCCCCTTAGGGGCGTAGCTCGCGGGGTGCTGCTAGCATTTGGGATAGCTCTATGCTTTATGCCTGCAGCTGGTGGCTCTAAACCAATGCAATATATAAGCTATAAAGAATATGCTTTATATGCATTAGGTAATAATGTTAAAGAATATAAATGTCTATCTATACTCTATGGTAAAGAGAGTGCATGGAATCCATTAGCTGTTAATGGTAGTCACTATGGAATACCTCAAGGAAGATCAGTCTATTTATCCACACTTAATGGCTATGAGCAGATACAATGGGGATTAGACTACATAGGTCATAGGTATGGTGAGCCATGTATAGCATGGCAACACTTCAAGGATAAGGGCTGGCATTAAATGGGTAGAAGCGCAAATCTTAAAAGACCTGCTTGTTCATGTGGTGCGCCAGTACGCACCAAAGGACGTACTGAGTACGGCTTGCAGCTTTGGGACAGAGTATGCTGGAAGTGCAAAGCAAAGAGTTACCACATACACAAGAAGGATTATTGTGAGATCTGTGGTTTCGTTGCTATCAACAAAGTGCAGCTAGATGTAGACCACATAGATGGTAATCACAAGAACAATGATGTGAGCAACTTACAGACTTTGTGTGCTAATTGCCACAGACTAAAGACACACATGAACAACGACCATCTACCAAATAAAAGGATAGAAATACTAACAACTACACAGATGGTGATGTTTGATGGCAATGACTAAAGGTAAAGACCCAAGAGACAGTAGACAATGGAGAGCGTTGCGCTTGCGTATACTGGCTAGAGATTCTTACACCTGTGGCTATTGTGGACAGCAAGCGACTACAGTTGATCACATACTGCCAGTGCGTAAGCACCCTGATCAAGCCATGAACCCAGAGAACCTAATTAGTGCGTGTACAACGTGTAACAGTCGCAAAGGCTCACGCTCACAGGGTGTTTTTTTAGCACAAGCGTTTGC